TTATTTACTTACATCCCAATCAAAAGAATAAACATAACCATTGATAGGTATATTTATAGTTAGGATCTTTCCTTTTTTCCTTTTAATGTTCATATATCCTATTATACCCTCATTAGGATGTACTGTTGTCTTCTTTAAATATCCTTGCCTTTTTATTTCCCTATCATTATCCATCATTTTGCCCAATGTTTGTAATTGGTAAGATGATGCCATATTAGCTTGAAAAGCTGCATTTGCATCATAATGGTTGGTTATTGTTGTAGAAATGGTACCATTTGACGAATACGATGTAGAATAAGACGTAGAATATCCGGCACTTCCTGCACTAAGCCCAGAAGAAAAGCCATATAAAGCCATAGCCCAGTTTTGAGACTTTCTTATCTTTTTCTGAAAGGCTTCATTTGTATATACTATTAATTGAGAACTATCTCCTCTATTAGTTAGTAAGTGAGAAGTAACATCGTCTGGCGTAAATATAACCGATGAATCACACTGATTCTTGATGTAAATCTCTATCCGGTAATATTTTCCATAATCATCTTTCGTTTCATAAGTCGTAAGACCAACGATAAAACCATTCGCATTTCTATATGCCCAAAGATTCCCATCATTATATTCTGTCATAACCGTAGAATCATTTTCTGACAGAATTAAAGTTTGTGCTTTGGATATTATTGAAATACACGCAAAAAGAAATAAACATATATATTTCATACCTTCAATATACAATTTATATAAGTTACATTATGAGATTAAAATGCAAATACGAAATTATAAATAATATGTGAAATATCCAAAAATAATCTAGCAGTAAAAATAATAGAGAAGGAAACTACAAACACTATCGCCTCATATTTCCCTTTTCTTTACCACATAACTAAATTATAGCTTATTCCTACACCAACATACCAACCGCCCGGATAACTGCATCCTGTCTGCAAGCCTAATCCCCAACGTTTGTTTTTCGGTTTAAGAGTGATGATTTCCTTTTCTCCGTAGACTTCCATGAAATCAAGGCTAGGCTTATAGCCACTAACCACCGCCCGATAATCATCCGTTTTATACTCCTTACTTGTGATCGGTATAATCACCGGGACCGAATCACCTTCTACGGTCCTATCGGTAGTGGTATCTATCAGGATCGGTAAATATACCGTATCTGTTCGCTTTAAAATTTCTCTCACCGATTTCAGAATTGTGTCTCTTACTGTGTCCCGAATATGTACCGTGTCTCCTTGTACATATGCCAGCGAAGGATCGTGCGGATTACAACGCATCCACACGAGTATGCCAAGTAGCAAGCATACTAATATCCAAGGTAGAACTTTCATGGTTTAACTACTATATTGCGTAAAAAGTTGGTAAATTCGCTCCGGACATCGAAACATGGACACGCTTTGATATATTCTACTGGTTCAATCTCACCATTTCCATTAATATCTGGAGACGTATCCCGGTGCCCCAATAACTCTACTATATCATATTCCCTACATAGTTTGGCTACAAGATCACAAAGGGCGTTCTTTTGCACTTCGGTTCGAGTGTCTTTTGGATGTCCGCTTGCATCAAGTCCACCGATGTAGCAGATACCGATACTGTGTTTATTATAACTAATACCGGAAAAACCTTTTGTGTTACAATGCGCTCCGTCAATGGATAATGACCGACCGTTTTCTACGGTACCATCTAAATCAATTACAAAGTTATAGCCAATTTGATTAAAACCACGTGCCCGGTGCATCCGGTCAATATCCTTAGCTCGCAAGTCTTGTCCGGCACGTGTTGCCGAGCAGTGAATGATGATTGAGTCTATATCTTCTCTCTTCATATTCTTTCCTCCTATATAATTAAAATCAATATTAAAACTTGAATTAGTTGCCCGATAGCTCCACCGATTAATGTTGCCACAATATCAAGCCAATCCCATTTCCCACCCCAATCTCTGTCTTTAAATTCCATTCCTGCCGCCAATCCTGCCACAAATAAAATAGTAAATAGTGCCCCTGCTGGAATAGCATACAGGAGATGTTTAGGGCGATTACTTTCCTTGATCCAGTTCATTATTTACTCTCCTTTTCACTTCCGTTTTTTCTTTTTCGGGTATATTCCCAATCATACTATTAATTTTAGTTCTGACATAGACAGGGATGCCGAAAACAGCTCCCGACCATATCAAGCATTGTGCAAAGAACCATAATACAGTATCATGAATGATACCTAAAGGCTCAACTAAAAAACCTGCAACTGACACCCCCACTCCTGCGAAGAGCATTCCCACAGCAGACCAAATCATGATATCGTCTCTCGTTTCCCTTTTCATTTCCTCACTCTTTTAACTTATAAAACATACTCGATAAGGCTTAACAGAGTCACAACAATGTTTATCCTTTGGATTATCTGATTCCTTAAATAACTCGTATACAATATGGAAATCCTCTATAAAAGCATCTGCTTTCCCACGTTCCTCTTCCCATCGCTTATTTTTGTTATAGTCTGGCAATATCAACGACCCGTTGTATACCTGCGTTTTCAGTCCTGTAGATGTGCTTTTTTGGTCCGCTATCTTCATATATCGCACAAACGCATAGTAACATAGGATCGTATAAAGAGGAACTATATTGTAGTTTTTCCCGGCTATTACGATATCTAACGAATAATTAGAATCAGAATCGGTTCCGGCAGGGATATCACTCTCTCCTTTTCCACCTCCTAGCTCACTCGATACCGAAAAGAATGTATCACCGCAAAGAGCTACTTTTATATCGAGCTTATCTGCCTCTTGAATGCATTTGTTTATCTCTGTGTCCTTAACATCTGCTGCGATATCAAAGATTTCACGGAACTTCTTGATTACTTCGGAAAAACTATTCATTTGGGTCTGTTTTAACGTTTACTATCGAGTTAGATTCTTCTAATTCGTTATAAATTTCACATACTTCTGTTGGAAGGTCTAAGGCACGCGCAATTTCCCGACTCAACTTACTACGAAGTTTCGTCACAGAACGACGATAAACTTTCTGCATTTCCTTCACGACCTCGCCGGACGCATTGGAGAATGAAATCAAAGACGAGTCAACCAAAGGAATAGGAATATTGTAGGCTTGTGAAGCGATATCCTTTTTTAGCGGTTCGTTGTAAGCCTTATACAGATTAGCGTCAATCGGTACGCCCAACTGGTCTACCTTGATAAATGGTTTATCAGACAAAGCATTGTCATCACGAACAAGAACTGCGCTTCCAGCACCCTGTGCTCCCATAACTTTTTTAATCCCTTCCACAAAAGCATTCTGTTCCTCTTGCTCTGTAAACTCTCCATGCGATATAATTGAACACATATGGAAGCCACGGGTCAAAGTACGTTCTACATATGTGGAGTTCATCGCCTCCGCCTGCATCTCAGACTGGACTGCATGAAACGGAGAAAGCGGATAGGGCTTCGTAGTGAAGAAGTTTATGTACAAAAGCTGTCCGGGGTGATTCTCAATTCCGCCGAAAAACTCTACTTCATCCGCAAAGTTATCTGGATTGAACGCCGGATAGGTAACTGCCGTTTTATCCAATTGGGTAGACTTGATATTTTGACGATCCCAATTGTTAAACACTACGTACTTATGAATAACCGGATTCGTTAAGTAGTCTTTATTCAGCCCGGCACGGACGTATTCGAAAGGAACGGGATAAATCATTTTAGGGCGATAATCACCTCCATACTGGACAATTAGAGCGCACCCTCTGAAACGAGCGACGTCATATGCCAGCATATTCAGTATCTCGTCCATGTTATCTCCGTGGGCGTTCTTCATTTCGCCAAAAACACGGTTTTTAAAGCCTTCACATTCTATCGCTTCGCTCAGCCGTTCCACACTCAAAGAGGCGGTTTTGCTAGCATATATAAGTTCCGATAAAATTTGGGGGTATAGGTTTCCGTCCCCATACCCCACAATCTTTTCGGAAACCTTAGCGTTAACTTTGAGCGCTCTATCTACTATTACGTTTACTTTCTTGTGAGCTATCATATTAACGTTTCCTTTTAGTTTATTCCAGTTCCTTCATAATCTCGTCTACTAAAGCCTCCGGTGTTGTTTCTACTGAGGCTTCCGGTTCAGGATCAGCGGGGGTCTCCGGTTCTACGGGCTTCTCTTCTTCTGGAGCTTCTGTTTCCGGTGTTTGTTCCGGTTCAGGATCAGCGGGCAAAACGGTCGGTACGTCCTCCTGTGGTGCTATTGGACCTAAGTCCTCAAAGTAGGATTTATAAACCGGATTTTCTTTCATGATTCGTTCGGCAATAGTATCCGTACAGTTAAATGCACGGTAAACAACTCCGTCCGCCACATGATTGATAGATAGTCCCGGTTTCATTACGTAGCGAACGTGTACGCCCGTCAAGTAGTGATCCTCATACCATTTCTTTGCGTACGCACGATCCATGTGACACATAGGGTCCAGTTTTAGATGCGTGATACTTTTACAGAGATTCAAAATCTCGAACTCGTCCGTTAAGCGAATCAATTCGCGCACGGGCTTGATATCTTTTGTTACAGTTTTCTTTGCTCTTGCCATGATTATACAGTTTTTAAAGAGTTATACTGTGCCGCCGTAATACTATAATGGAAATCTCCGCAAGACCCGTCCGGCGTTTTTAAAGTAGCGGTTGAAACTCCGTCTGTTGAACTATCAGTTGATAAATCTGAGACCTCTAACGGCGAGTTACATCCCAAAATGAAATATTGGTTGTTTTTTGTTCTAATAGCAACCAAAAACGATCCAGAAACCAAAGCGATAATGTAGCTAACTACAGGTAACGATGAAAGAAGTTTCATGACTACTGATATTTCCAACATAGTAGGAGCATTGTCGTTTGCCCGCGATGCCTCCGTCACTTGAATAGAGTTTTTTACGGATTGAACGGTATATCCCCTTGTTCCGGCTTTCATTGTTACTACTGCCTGTCCTGTCGTAGAAGATACCGAGATACTAGAAACATCTTCGTAGTTCAATATTACGGCTTCTTCTACTCCGGCAATTCCAGAGATTAAACCGGGATTAGCGCAATCAAACGCTAAATCTTGTGCTATCTTCTTTAAACAAGCCATAATTATGATGATTTAGACACTAGAGTATTCCATGTAGCCTCAGTGATTGATGCACGGGCTTCTCCTAGAACGTTCTCAGGTGTGGTTAACGTAATGGCGGTATAGCCGCCGTTATCATTTGCTGATTCTTCCAGTCCGGATACCTCCAAACCGTAATTACAGCCATAAATACGGTAAACACCTGTTTCAACCATTTTTGCAACCGCCACAAGGCGAGAATTGAGAATGGTATTGATAAACACGTTTTCCGCACTCGTTTTCTTATACACGGTAAAATTAACCGATTGTTCCAGCGCATTCGGGGCGTTTTCGTTAATTCTTTGGGCTTCTGTAGCATTTGCACCCTTTCGGATAGACGCTACCCGGATAACCTTGCCCGAAACAGTCAACGTGATAGTAGCGATACCGTTGGCGATGGAGATAGATTGGATATCTGAGTAGTTAATAAGCAACAAATCAGCTATTCCAACTGCTCCACCTAAACAATCGTAGGTTATTGCACCCGTGATATTACTAATACATCCCATGTTGTTAAGTTAATTTATTAGCTTCTAAATACGTCCAAACAGCAGGTAAAGCAACTATATTGCGATCCCCCCTAGAGTTATCCGGTGTTTTCAGCGTTACGGTATCGAAACCGCCAGCCGCCGAAGTATCTCCATCCATGCTTGCCACTTCCAGCCCGGTATTAAGTCCGGCAACTTTAATGTTACCGCCGTCTTTGAGTTTTGCGAAGGCTACGTAATTCCCGGATAGCAGTGATTCCTTAATCGCTGCACCGTCAGAAGTCTTATCGTAGACCGTGATAGTAACCGTCTGTTCCATTCCGGCTGCACCGTCCAGTGTACGCAAAGCGTCCACTACTTTTGCGCCATTCTTGTAACAGTCAACCGGAATTGCCTTTGCACCGGATACAAGGACGATAGAGTTTAATGTCACGCCATCGCCACCCATTACAAAAGAAGACAATTCCGATTTGTTAACAAGGTACAGCCCAGCCAAACCGACTGAGCCGCCCGCACACCCAAAAACGATAGCCTTATTTAATTTCATACATGCCATAGTTTTCGGTATTAGTTGTTATGCTTTCGCTTTTGTTGCAAGTTTCAAAATAGACGGAATAGCTACCATTACGTCCGCAGCAAACACAGTTGTAGAGTAATACTTGCGGTCTTTCGCATCTTGAATGAACGGTTTAATGTTCACGCTTGAATCTTCCAAAGCGATTTGGATATTACGTTTCGGAGTAAACGCGATAAACGCATCTTCATCTGTTGCATCTGCGATCATAGACGCAGAAACATGAGGAAGTTCATTGATCTTGTATCCTTCTAAAGTGTACACAGCTTTTCCGTTCTCGAAATGCTCCTGAGCAGTTGTGTTGTCCTTACTCTGAACTAAGTTCTTAAACAGGCGCATTACATTAGAAGTCACGAAGAACTCGCTAAGTTCCTTTTGATCGGGACGTTGTGAATCAATAAGTTTCTTCATGGTATCCTCTACGCTAGCCGTAGTCAACTGCAAAGGAAGGATAGTTTCTGCGCTGTCCTTCATTTGCTTAATAAAACCACCATTTTTGAAAATATTGTAAGCAACATCACCTGTCTTAGTTCCGTCCAGCCATGCGAGACGTAGCAAATCAGCCTCCAAAACTTTCAGTACTTCCGAAGCCATGAAACCTGCCAGTTGAGTTTCATCGAAGTCATCCGACAAATGAATACCCTTAGCTACCATCTTCCCCCACAAATCTTGTAAACAAACAACGATAGGTAACTCCAAAGGCTGGAAGTCATAGTACTTTACATGATCGGACATATCTGTGTACTCATAAGTACCTTCACATCCAGCAGACTTACGAAGTGCCTTATCTTTCGCTACAAAAGTAACAATAGGCGTTTTATTGTCAAGTCCAGAGAGAACGGTTGCACCGCGTTCCATTTCGCCAACCAGCCCGACAGTCAAAGAAATGACGTCAGCCAGTGAGTTAATATTCAGATTATTTAAATCCGTAAATGTCATTGCCATAATTTATAGTCTCCTATGATTTTAGTGTGATTACTTTTCTTTTGCGAACTTAACCATCGCCTCCCGCGCTTTCTTGCGTGCTTCCTCGTTAGAAAGCTGCGTTTTTTGTGCATCTGTTTTCGGTTTGCCTCCCACCGTACGAGTTGCAACAGGTGGCGTTTTCGTTTGCTTGGAAAGCATTGTTTTAATCTCACTCAAAGATGATTCAAGAGCAGTTAGACGCTGAGAAAATTCGTCCGGTGTCTTGGTTTCTGTCTCCGGTGTTTCCTCCGGCTTTTCGTCCATGTACTCTTTGAACTCGGCTATCTTGCCATCTTTGATCACGAGAACGATTTTTCCCTCTTCCGGGATATCAACGGTGATCTCACCATCTTCCACGGCGGTTCCGTCCTCTTTTACTACTTCGTCACCTACGGCTGCCTCTTCTCCTGCTGCCTTAATAGTAATCTTTTCACCATTAACCGTTTCTACGATTTCCTCTTTAAGCTCCGTTTTCTTTGAAAAGGTGCTGATAATGCTTGATAAAAGACCCATTTTGTTCTTTGATTTTTGGTTATTAAAAAGCGAACTTGTCGCGGCTGGTAAGCCTACAAGGTCACACGTGAATAATTCTTCAAAACTCGTCACGTCCCATGTTTGGTTCTCTTCGTTCCACACCTTAGTGTCTAGGTCTACGACTGAAACGCCCAGCATTTCCGGTTCCTTTTCAATCATGTCCTTCATAAATCCTGCCTCCTGCGGATAGTTCTTTAAGAGAGCTTCCGAAAAGGTCAGATCGGCGTAGACTACTCCGTTTTCCTCTACGAAATTAGAGAAACTACCGATGTACTGGTCTAGCAGATCGTTACCGTTGTGTGTCCGGCGAGAATGGATAGGGCGAATACTACCAGCCACCACAAGGGACGCTAGCGATTCGGGCGTAATAACGATTTTCCCGGTTTTTAATTCACCGTTAACTTCATCCGTCCAATCGTTTGCGGTCGGTCCCACCTCTATAATTCGTATTTTCTTGAAATCCATAAATTAGAGATTTACTATATAAATCATTCTATATTATAAACTATATTTCAACACAAAAATAGCTGTTACAACCTACTTACTATCCGCAAATTGTAGCAAATACGAATTAGCCCAATGCGGAATCAATAACAATTGTACGATTTTGTTGTACATCGGTAATATCTTGGACTGAAACTATCGGATTTGGAGCATTCTCTACCCCTTCTACAAACGCAAGTGCGATAGCTGCCACTGTCTTGTCGGACAAATCAACCGTTTGCTTAGACATAGACCGATTAAGATTCGTATAAGATTGAGTACTGATAACATCGAATCCTCCCCCCTGTGCATATCGGTAAGCATTAGAATTGCCAAAAGACCGTCCCCCGTATTGCTGATTAAGAGCAGACAACGCATTTATAGCATGAGATGCACGTTTGTTGAGGATGTACATATTCTCGCCTCCTTCCGCCTCGAACTGCTGTCCGTTTGATCCGGTGAACGTTACACCGCCCTGTGAATGCGGAGCACCAAACACGGTACCACCTTTGGCAAACTTCTTAACGCTGGTGTTAGTTTTGGGAACTTCTTCTTTTACCTTCATAATTGAGGCTACTTGTTTCAATCCGGCAGCGATCACGATGGCTGCTTGCGCTACTCCCCAAATACCACCCTGCGCAATAGCCTTAGATGCACCTAAGTATGTGTTAATCGTAGCCTGTGCTAGAGCGAACGCTTTTCCGGCTTCCGATTCCTGTCCCATGATATTAGAGATTTGCCCGGCGATATCGGCTGTCATTTGTAACTTGGCGTTTACCAGTTCCTTTTCTCTCTTTTCCCGTATTTGGGCGTATTTGGATTCAATCAAAGAAATGTCCGCCCCAGTCTTCTCAGCGTTCGCAACTTCCATTTGGTATTGCTGCTCTAGACGAAGGGATTCACGTTCGAAGTCACTAGTTATGCTGGCTTCCTCTATGGCACGTTTGTTCTCTAGGTCTATGGCTTCCGTTTCTCTCTTCTTAGCGGCTTCTTCGGCTTCTAGGGTGGCTACCTGTTCTTGGAATGCTATCCGCTGTTCCAGCTTGATGTTATCGAATTCCTGTTGCGTTATAAGCCCCTGCTGCAACCTGTATCGCTCTTTTTCTAAGATAGCTTGGTTTAGCGCGTCTTGGTCCTCTAGTGCCTTCTGCTTGTCTACTATACCGATATTAGATTCTCTTATCTTTAGCTGCAATTCGGTTATTCCGTTTTCGTAGCTTTTTAGAACTTCCTGCTGAACTTTCTTAGCGGTTTCGGCGGCTTTCCTTTCTGCGTCTTCTTTGTCTTTTTTGACTTTCTCCGCTGCCGCTTTTTGGGATTTAGCATAATCCTCGGCACGCTTTTTATCGGCTACTGCGGCGGCTGCCATATCAGCTTTTTCCAGCCCGGATACCTGACTAGTTAGTTCTTTCCGTTGTGATAAATACTGTGCTCTCTTTTCCTCCAATGCTGCTAAAGCCTCTTGTTCTTTCCTCCTGTCTTCATCAGAAGTGTAAGACAATTCGTTTTGCGTCTTTATCTGCTGATATTTAGCCTCTAGTATCTTTAATTCGGAGGCTTCCATCTCTCTAGATATCCGTAGGGCTTCATTAGCTGCATCTTGCCTTTCCTTAGAACTCTTAGTTTGATCGGCAAGAATAGCCTTTTGTTCCTCCATTTCCCTACGTTGCCGGGCTAAAACTACAATAAGATCGGTTTCAGCGTTATATATGTCCCGTTCTACTTGTGCCATCCCTCTAGCAGTTTCGATAGATTTAACGGTTTCGTCCGATATCAGACCTAACCAGTTGTAAACCTTAATATAAGCCTCTGCCAGCCACTCAAAAACCTTGACTATCTCCACAAACAGAGCGGCTACGGCGTCCAATACTTTAGTTATGATCAACTCGATAGGTGCTAATATAGTCTTAACGGAAACAGCCAGTTCGTTGTTGCGGTCCATCAACTTTCCGATAGCTGAGATCACCGCAAGAATAGCCGATGCAATGGCAACAAAGGGGTTCGCCATCAATGCAGCGTTGAATGCCTTTATAGAAGCAATACCGCCGGACATACCTTTGACCATTTGCCCGGTTGCGCCAGTCATACCGCCGAGGCTTCCGGTTGCCTTCTCGATATCCTCTGCATAGTTACCCACGTTTCTACGGGTATCTCCCACCCCTTTTTCAAGGTCTTTCAGTTTGTCGGAGATTTCCTTGGTTTGGGTTACCATCTGTTTCCCAGCCTCCGAGTTTGTCCGCTGTTCAACGGACATTTTGTTTAGTGCCTTCGTGTTAAGGGATAACTTCGCTCGCAGGGTTTCCACGCTTTCCGCTTCCGAGTTGACAATGGTAGTGTGTGCTTTAATAGCGGCGGCATTCTCGGAAGTCTCATTCTTATTATTGTTTAGTTGTTTGGTTAACGATATGATCGCTGTTTCTGACTTCTCCGTTGCCTTTTCGAACGCCGTTTGATCTATAAGATTGTCTTTATAATTCTGACGAAGCCCGGCAAGTGCCGTCTTCTCGGCGTTTATCTGCTTGGTTAGCTGTTTCTTTTCTTCTGCAAGGTCTAAAGACTTCTTGATCAGAGCGTCCAAACCTTCTACTGCCTCATCCGTCTTGAACGAAAGGTCTAGTAATGTTACATCTTCTGCCATTATTTTTGTCTTAACAAATTAATTTTAGTTAGTTTTACCTTACATTCCTGCGTGGAAATGTTGTAGTCCGTGATCGACCGGACATAGAAGAACGCATTTAACTGCTTAAACCACACTATCCCGTTCTCCTTATAGTTGTTTTCGATGTGATAATAAGGTATTTTAGCCTTAATTGTCACGTCCAATGCGTCCGAAAACAGTCCATAGTACTTCTGTAGTGACTGCGTGTACTCGATCGACTTGAAGTATTCTACCCAAGTAGACCCGGAACCAACCGATCCTTTACGAATGGCGAATCTAGGATACGTCCCATCTTGGGGATACGGCACACCGGATTCCACGATGTCACCCTTAGCGGTGAACGATGCCTTCGAAACCTGTAGACTCTTGAAGAAATCCCCGATCTTGAACACTGCGGTGTTCGGGAGACCCTCGGAATCCTCGATCTTGTCGGTTGACAGGTAAAAGTCTGACCAATCCTGCCGGAACTCGTTGAAGGTTATCGGACCGTTGTTCCGATCTACGTTGCGGGCATCGTCAGCGATCAGTTTGTACACGTTGACGATGACGTTCGTGTTGCCGCTATCGTCCACATCCAGCGTAAACTTCCACCCCCATTGGAATATCTTGCAGATATCGGTGAGATACGTTATGGCATCCGATACTCCGCAGTTTCCCCATTCCTGTGTAAGTCCTGCGGTATTCTGAAGCGATGTTATTTTTCCCGACAGGTTTACGGCTTCATCCGGTGACATGAAGGATGGCGGAAGCGCATTCAACTTATTGTAGTCATTGATGTCCCTGCTGATGTAGAATCCATAGAAGTGACGGATAGGTATATTCATAGTCGTAGAAACGTACTTGTAGCGGACCTGCGTGATGTCGTTCTGATCATCGTCCTTTTGGAAGATCGCTACCGTCTGATTATTGTACACCGCTTTGAGAACCACATAGTTCAGCATCGTGCCTATCTTAGACATATCCAGCGTAATGTATGCGTTGTTGTCCATAGTAACAACAGCCACGGTTGATTCTGTCACGCCACCCGGTGCTGTCATGGCTGTCCGGGTATCGTACTCCTTGATATCTAGAGCGTTCCCTTTAAAGTATTTCGTACCGTCATCAGTCTCCGATGCATACCTCCAAAACACGGTAACAGACTTGCCTACAAGTAGATCGGAAATCCCTTTCTGACCCAAGTTCTCGATGATCAGACCCGGTGCATAACCTCCGTAGTCGATAGCGGGGAATGCCACGGGAGTAGGAGAACCTAGTGCTTTCGTGATCAGATCGCTAGCTCGGAAGAACCGGGTATTGCCCACATTCGAGTCGATGAGAGTAGCCTCCACGACTTCTTTTGGCAACTGCGACATCTTTAGGTCCGACTGCGATAGGGCAATGCTGTAGCTCTCCTCATCGCAGGTCACCTTAGCCTTGAACCGCTTGTTGATCGCTATCCCACCTATGTAAATCCTAGCCTCGTACTTCGTATCACGCATCACGTAGCCGAAGTTACGCATCTGATAGAAGATACCATCGTTGACCCGGTTTCTCGGTGCTTTGATGTTAGCCGAGTAGGTGCGGGTAGACTCGCCAAACGAGTAGGGTGAGGACGCATTGATGGAGAGTTTGACATCTGTCTTAGTCAAGCCCTCCAAGAATGTGCCATTTATCTGTATCTTTATATCCATGTTAGTATTGGAATTTTAACGTTGCTGTTTTCGCCAAGCCGGATGCGGTGTATTTGATTCCCGTAGTCGAGGAGCAGCGCATCTTGGTGTCATGAGGAACACCGTCCAAGCCTCGCACCGTCACGTCCGGAGACGTTGACAGGACATCAAGAGCGAACTTGTTAGCCTCAGTCAGTTCGAATACGCAGGTCAACTCCCGCTTGGTTACTGTGCCACCGTCCAAGCCTTGTGTGATCGTAGGCTGCGTGCTCCAATTGTAGCAGGAGATAGCATCGTATGACCCGTAAGAGTTAAGCCAGCGTAGCGTGATAGCTCCGCATGCGAATGTTTCCTCCGGGTAATGCTTCACGGCTGCTACTGACCCGTCCGGATTCTTTAGCTTGATTGTCTTGTACTGACAGGCATCCGGTATAGTACTACCTTGTGTATAAGTGAATATGTCGGTCTCACCGTCATGATAGATACCCTCTGCATCATAGACACGATCATGGTATTGGCTGTTGATGAAGAAGTTATCATCTAGTGTATGCGCTAGCGGTGCTCTGCGTCCCAAGTCATCCCGGAAGTCCGTATCATATTTTGATACCCGGTTGATGTTGTTCCGGCTAGCTAGGTTCATGATCGGCATCCGGAACTGCTGTGTCTGCACGTTGGCAGTTAGGTTAGCTCTGTGAGTCAGCCCTAGCTCCACGGTATACCCGGCTATCCGGTCCTTGTATGCCGGGAGGAGCGGGTAGAAGTGGGATGCCAAATCGATCTCGATGCCGTTGACAGGTTCAAGGTTAGCCACATAGAACGAGTCTAGGGAGGATCGGCATTGCACAAAGAAGTATACTATGATGTCCGTAGGCAGATCCGTAACGATCAGCTTTAACGGAATGTTGTCCCAAATGGACAGACATCCGGGATAGTTGTAGACCTTGCCATCGGGGATGTCTACGTTCAGACCTATTCTTGGTACTTGTACTTTCATTGCGTTAATATGGTTAGAATTTTAGCCTTTATGATCTTGTTTATATCCAGCGTCAGCCGTTTCACCCGTTCTGGATTAATGATGTCGGAGACTACCCCGCCACCGTTATACTTGTTAGGAACCTTGATGCCGTCCCGCTTCATCACATAAGCGATGGCGAAAGCTGCTTCCTCCGGGATGTTTGCACCAACCGTCCGGTTCTTGTCTTGAATCCACTTTTTAATAGCGGAGACAGGCGGAAAACTCCCCGCTTTCCTACCCTGCACCATCTGTACGACATAATGCGGTGCAGTAATAGTTACCCTATCACCGAGATCGTTTACTTTTAGATCACGCCCAAATTCACCAGACGCTACCAAACCTTTCGAAACATAAGATTCGAAGATTTCCTTTTTTATCTGTTCTACAACCTGCAATATCTCCTTATCCATAGTTCAATAAATCATCTGTTATAGAAAATGTTACACTCCAACCGGACTTCATTGAGTCATAGATATTCTGTACCTTCTTGAAACTCAATCCATCCACATCGAAGTGACACACAAAAGCGGACATTAGTTTGTTTAAAGCCAAATCGGTACGCATTAATGTATTAAGTTCGGCAGCGTTATCCGTAAGATAGTACGATTTATCTAAGCACTGTAATACTACGTTATACTTCCGGGTAGCAGGAGGCAACTTAGACATACCACCGTCCGGGACATCAAACGTTAAGAACATACCTGAGATGTCATTCACTAGCTCGTTAATAGTAGACGTATCTCCGAAATAGATAGGCAAGCCGAGTTTCACGGCTTCCCCATCCATAAAGTTTAGTATATCACTGAATATCATGGCAGTTTAATTATTGCGTCATCGTGACCGTTACTACACATACATCCTACGGTCCAGTCATACCGTGCAACCGCATTGCCTTTAAGTACTACTCCCATAGAATTCCTCAAAGTCTTGGAAAGAACTGAATTATCGTACATTCGGATTTTAGTACCGTATATCTCGATACCGCCTTTTTCATAGATATCGATAATACGCGGAGTAGGAACGTACTCTACTACAAAACGGGCTGCGGGTACATCTAACAGAGTTACGATTTCATTCAATCCCTTTTTCATTTCTAGACCCGTTAACGCTGCGTTATCTTTAACGCCTAAACCTAGCAGTTTTTTCGATGCGTCCCACGAACTGTTAGCCTGCACATAAGTAACAGCGTTGCCTAATGCAACAGTCCACGACTTACCGGCATTAATCGGTCGTTTAAGGATGCACCAAATATTCGACGCTTGTTTCAAAGAGTCGTACTCTCTACCAACATACGCCGATCCGGTGCTGATGGCGGATACTTGCCAAGCGTCTTGACTCAAAAAGATATCACTGGGGTCCTTCCGGTCTAGCTCGTTCGTGATATATCGGGATGTCTTGAACTCAGTGATGTACCGAACCGATGCCAATGGTATGTCGGACTCTTCGATAAGAACTCCCGGATCCGAAGCTGCCAAAACTTTCTTCATGATGATCCCTACGAAGGCAGCCTTACTCGGATAAACGGTCCATGACTGTGTCCAATTAGATGTACCAAGATATGTACCATCGGAAGCATACACATAGCAATTAAGCGAATACCCCGAATTACATGCTATCTTTGAGCCAAACTCTACGGGGATAACATTAACAAGCCTAAAACGGTTGCCTGCTCCTGTCGGGATCTTAATATCCTCCCACGCTTTTGGACTGTCCTGCACTGTTCCTCGTTCCCACTCATTAACATCGAGATAACGCTTTTCGTATTTCTGTCCGATTACTTGAACATCGCCTCTCACCGTTACGCCAGCACCTACGTACCCGCTACCCGAAATGATGGGCACTTTAGAGTAATCGGACGAAGTGATAGACACGTTAAGGGCTACCAGCTCTTTAGGCGTGATAGCGGTATCGTCAGCCTTCGATATGCCACATACGAAATACGGATATTCACCACTAAGACTCGTAGGTGAATATACTACCTCGGATATTAAAAATTGATCATCCAAGTATAAGAGGTACGATATCTTAAAGCCTCC